CCGTAGACCAGCCGACCAGCTACGCCATGCAGCTATTCAAGTATGTGGCTACAGCAAATCAGACTGCATTTACTGGCGCAGACAGCACTGGCGCTATACTGGTGATTAGCGGCAATGACGTAGATGTTTACTTAAACGGTGTGCATCTGGATAGCTCAGATTTCACAGCTAGTGGTGGGGACACAATAACACTAGGGACAGGCGCAGCTTTAAACGATGAGCTAGTCATTAGAGCCTATCGCGCATTTAGCGTAACTGATACAGTGAGTAAGGCTTCTGGGGGTACGTTTGCTGGGGAGATAACAGCGCCGCAGTTCCAGACAACAAACACAATAGTTGATACGGCTGTGTTCCGCACAAACGGTCAGAGCGTTTCAGAGAATACAACAATAGGGTCAACCAAGAATGCCTTGGCGATTGGCCCTCTAACGATAGGTTCGTCAACCACGATTACGGTTAACGGCAACCTAACAATACTGTGAGGCATAGATGGCTTCAATAATAAATGTAGACCAGATTGCTGAAGCTACCAGCGGTAGCGGAGTGGTTATACCGGGGCATGTAGTTGGTTGGCAATCGTCAAATGCCGCTAATAGTACACAAACTAGTAGTAGCACTTATGCTGATATAACTAACATGACATTAAATTATGCGTGTAAACATTCTACTAGCATTGTTTATATTATTGTTCATGTTCATGTGTTTATACCCCAACAAGCAACAAATTGGCAAACAGTAGGACTAAAAATATTAAAAGGGAGTACCACTCTATATACTGATGGTAGTGGAACTGCTGGAACTGGACATTACACGGATAGTGCGAACGATAGGTTCATGCAATATATCTCAGTACAAGCTGCTCATGCGCCCGCCGATACAAATAGTCATACTTATAAAGTTCAAGGTGCAAAACTTGTTGGTTCTAATAGTGCTGACTTTAATAATGCTTCTTATGGTGGTGGTGGAAGAATAACAGTCATGGAGATTGCACAATGAGCAAGCTCTTTGTGGATGACATTGTTGAAAAGACCAGCGGCAACGGTGTGCAGATTCCGGGTCATGCAGTGCAGTATGCGCGAACTTATGTGGCTAATAGCCCAGTAATAGAAAGTACAAGCACTAGCTTTGTAGGATCAGGTATAACAGCTTCTATTACCCCTACTAAATCTGGAAGTTTAATTTTAATTGATCTGTGTCTGACTATGGTTGATTGCACTGTTGATACAATAAACATTCAAATGTACCAATTAATTGCTGGTGGTTCTTACAGTGTTATGGCTGGCGCAAATGGATATCTATCTGGTATTCAGTCTGGAATAAGATGGTCACCTAATGTCTTTAGCGGGAGCTACACAACAACAAGCACATCAGCATTGACATTCCAACCTTATTTTAAATCAAGTGGTGGCGGCAATGTAAGAATTGTACACGACAGCAGTTCTTACTCACTGACCCTTACGGAGATTGCCCAATGACAAGCATCTTGAAAGTCTCCGAAATCCAAGACCCGACTAACGGGAATAGTGCGCTGACTGTTGATACCAGTGGGCGTGTTGCTTTACCGAGTAGACCTTACGCTCTTGTTGATTTTGGTGGTAGCGCATATGTTTCTAAATCGGCTGGAGTTATGCCTTTTGATAATGCGGTTGTTAACGTAGGTAATCATTACAGTACTACTACATATAAATTCACTTGTCCTATTACGGGCTTATATACAGTTGAATTTGCAGCTATATCGCAAAATAATACAGATGATTATGAAGTGGCTGTAAGGTTAGATGATGTAAATGTTTATCGATTCTATGTTTTAAATAGAAATTTAAACTTTTGTACTACGGTTAGTTGTACGGCAGGACAACTTTTACATATTCAGAACTCAAGCGCACGGGCTTATTATGAAGGCACTGGCGCTGCAAGATACACTTATGCTGCATACACATTTATAGGATAGGAGAATAAAATGAGCATATCACAAGCACTCACAGAACTAGGCATCAACGAATGGGTGTTGCGTGGTGAGCCAACAACAGAAGACGAGTTCAAAGAGATGTTCCGTAAGGTTACAGGCGCTGACTCTAATGGTTCAGCTATCGAAAGCAGCAAGCCATCTGACTGGGGTACAACTTGGTCAGCGGTCAAAGCAAAGTCTGATGAGCTAAAGGCGGCAGAGCCTATGAAGCTGTTACGGGCAGAGCGTGACCGTTTAATTGCAGAGACAGACTGGTGGGCATCCAGTGACCTTACAATGAGCGGCGCTCGTACAGCATACCGTCATGCACTGCGTGACATTACCAAGAGCGCCACAAGCCTAGACGATGTAACTTGGCCTACTAAGCCGGAGTAAGATATGAGCCGTGCAAGAGAAATAGCTGACCTAGGTTCCCCGGCAGCAAGCGGCTTGTCGAACAGGAGCCTGATTATCAATGGGGCGATGACTGTTGACCAACGCCATGATGGGTCTTCTTTTACAATAGTAAATGGAAACGCTACAACTGGTGTAATTGCAGACCGTTTTAGAGTTAATGAAACCAGTGGAGCAGTAATGACTGGTCAAAGAGTTGCTGATGCACCCGTTGAATTTGAATATTCTAGTAAACTGACGGTAACAACTGCTGACTCGTCTTTAGGTTCTACTGAATTTCATAGAATGATACAGCCTATTGAGGGTAAAAATATAAGTAATTTAAATTGGGGAACCTCTAACGCTAAAACCCTTACGCTAACATTCTATGTAAAATCTAGCCTCACTGGTCAGTATTATATCAGCGTATTTAATAACGCAGCAGACCGTACATTACTCAAAGGATATACTATAAGTTCCGCTAACACTTGGGAAAAGAAAACTATTACAGTAATTGGCGACCAGACTGGAACTTGGTTAACTACAAATGCTGCTGGAATTTATTTAATGTGGTCATTAGGGACTGGTTCAAGTTATCAATCAAACACTCTTGACGCTTATCAAGCTGGATTCTTTATGGCTAAATCTGACCAAGTAAATCTGGCGGCAACTAATGGTTCAACATGGCAGCTTACAGGCGTACAGCTTGAAATCGGAGATGTAGCCACGCCGTTTGAACACGAGGACATAGGAACTACGTTACGCAAGTGTCAAAGGTATTACATACGCTGGCAATCATCTTCAGCAAATAACTGGCCTAGATTTTTCCAGCCATCGTACGTTGATAATGGATATGTCAGTGGTACTTTTTCTTTTCCAGTACAGATGAGAGCCACCCCAAGTACTGCTGCTACAGGAACTTGGCAAGGGCAGGGTGCGGATGGCCTAGGCACAGGTTCAGTCAGTCAAGATGGTGTTAACCTATATTGTCTGGCGACTGGTGCTAGCAGTATTGCTGGATATTATGCGGATGGCGGCTCATTAGACATGGCATCGGAGTTATAAAAAATGAATATTACTAATGTACAATATGTAAATGACCCCCTTTCTGGATTTAGTAAGGCCATGATTAAAGCGACTATTGATGAGGTAGAATGGTGGGTTCCCAATAATACACCCAGCAACACGCACTACGCAGAAATCATGCGCCAAGTAGCTGCTGGCACTCTAACCATTGCAGATGCTGACTGATGTTTGGTGAGTTGGCATTATCCGAAAGGGCTATAGCGGATCAAGGTATTCTATCCTTTGGTTCTGCAACTGCTGATGCCAACTTTGTTATATCTTCTGATTTTGCTAACCTTCAAGCAAGTGGCAGTCTTAGCCTAGAGGCTATATCTAGCATAAGCAGAATAGGCGCTGGCACGTTAACTGGCACTATCGGTGTCACATCCGAGTTTGAGCAGAGCGCCAACGCATTAAGGTTTGCCACTGGTATAGTAGAGAAGTCATTTGGCTTCGTTGCTGATACAGATGGTATTCTTGTAAAAGATGGTATATCTGAGCAGTCATTTGACTTTACTCAGAGCGCCTCTGGAATAAGGTTTGCAAGCGGTGTGTCTGAGCAAAGCTTTGACTTTGTGCAGTCTCTTTCTGCTAGCGCATCTTATTCTGCTCATTCAAGTCAGTTCTTTGATTTTACGCAAGGTTCTGAGGGAAGTAGGGTACTTAACGGGGTTTCTGAAAACTTTGTTGAGTTTGACTTTATTCAAACTGCCGGAATACTAATTTACAGAAACAACCTCAATGTAGAGTTTGCCTTTATACAGACAATAAATGGTGATCTGCTTTGGCTTGAGATAGACGCTAACACTCCTGTAGAAACATGGAGTCAGATAAACGCATCTGGCGGGACATGGACACCAATAAACGCTAGTGGTACAATAGAGCAATGGATTAAAAAGGTGGTATAGATGGCTAGTACATACACGCAAAATTCAGGCATTGAAAAGCCGGGTACTGGTGATCAGTCAGGAACTTGGGGCGTAACTACAAATACAAACTTTGATATAATTGACCGTGCCGTTCATGGTCAGGTATCTATAGGTATATCTGGTAGTACAAACCTAACAACAAATGATGGCTCCCTTAGCAATGGTATTGCACCCGTTATTATTCTAACAGGCAGTCCGGGCGCTACATTTGAGCTTAGGGTAACCCCTACTGACCAGAAAAAACACTACACTATAAAGAATGAAACAGACGGGGCGTGTAGAGTTATTTACCTAGGTGTTACCTATTCAACATCTAATGGCGTAGAGATCGCGCCAAATTCAACGCAGTCAGTCACAGGTGATGGTGGTGGCAGCTCTGGCGTGTTTAAAAGCCTAACCCCTAGCACAGATCTAG